TATATTTTAGATATACAGAATTTTATAGGTCATTCATCTAGTGAAGCTGATAGAATAAGAGAATACAGAAACAAAGTAAATGATGAAAAAGATGTACAAATGTTACAACAAACGTACGACAAATGTACACCAGAGATAGAGATAGAGTTAGAGAAAGAGTTAAAGTTAAAGAAAGATATAGATATAAAAAAAGAATCATGTATACAAAATGTACACAAAGTGTATACAAAGAAAAAAAACAGTCCAGAAGCAAAAGAAATATTATCATACTTGAACCTAAAAAGCGGTTCAAATTATAGGTTGATAGATACTAATTTGAAATTGATTGATTCAATCCTTAAAAAAGGTTACACAAAAGAAGATTGCATGACCGTAATAGATAAAAAGGTACAGGAATGGAGCGGAACTGATATGCAACAGTATCTCCGACCATTGACACTATTTAGCTCAAAGTTTGATGCATATCTCAATCAGCCAATGACCAGAAAAAGAAGTAACTTTGAGCAGACACAAGACAATCTCAAAAACTTATATGATAAATATGGAGGGGAGCAGGATGGAGAAGAAAGAAGTAGTAAAAATATTTTCGATATTTAGTGTATGTTATCCAAAATTCATAGAATCCGGCAAAGAAGAATTGATGTTGGAAGTATGGCACTCATTACTTAAAAATTATCCTTATGAGCTTGTAAAACATGCCGCAGAAACTCACATAAAATCATCCAGATTTGCGCCAACAATCCATGACCTTATACAGCATATAACCGAATACGAGAACATTGGCAAGCTTGACGGTATGAGCGCATGGGGAAAGGTCCTTAAAGCGATTCGCAATTATGGATATTATCGAGAAGCTGAAGCATTGCAGAGTATGCCGCCAGAAGTAGCAGAAGTGGTAAAGGCGATGGGATGGCAAACACTTTGCCTATCGGAAAACGAAATCGCAGACAGGGCACATTTTATCAAAGCGTATGACACCATGCAGAAGCGGGAACAGCAAGTTGCGCTCATGCGTGGGAATGATTATTTGAAGTTAGGGAGATGAAACAATGAAACCATTAATACTTAAGTTACCGCCATCGGTAAATCATATGTACATTAATGCTAAGATACGCGGCAGGAACATGAGAATCCTTAACAAGTATGCAAATGATTGGTATAAGGATGCATTAGAAAAAACTATTGCTTATGTGGAGGAATCCCAATGGGAAACAGCAGACGAAAAAGTGATATTGGAATTATATTTTTTTTATCCCAATGCAAGATTGAGAGATTCGCATAATACATTAAAGATTCTTTTGGATTTGTTGGAGCGTGGTAGGATTTACACCAATGATAAATTCGCATTGCCGCGAGTCATGGACTTCACGTTAGATAAGGCGCATCCGCGAGTTGAAATCTTTTTAAAAAAGATGGAGAATGATTAAAAATAAATCTTTACATATAATAATATAGTATGATAAAATTAGGCATAGCCGAAAAACGAAGGAGGTGAAAAAATGCAAAAAGCATGGGACGAAATCACACTTGACGAAATCATCAACGGATTCGGAGAAACTGAATTGATGGATGAGGACATCGCAACAGGAATCACAGACGAGGACATCAGCGAATGGGTATATGGATGGATGCAAGGTTAATCACAGCAGGGCGGTGTGACAGCCGCCCAACAAATCAAAGGAGAGATGAAGATGTTAACGACAGTATTGCAAGCAACGTATACTAATCAAGATGGTGACAAACTAGAATTCCTTTTTACGGATTATGCAGAATTCAAAGAAAGATTCAAACTTCATGATGAATTGATTGAAGAAGGTTTCGAGTTAGAATTTGAGGATGTACTAAGCACACGAGATTGCGAATATGAGGATATCGAAGCATTAGAATATAAAGATTGCTAATCACACAGCCGAGCGGAGCAGTTAAACTCCGCAATATCATAAAGGAGTGAATAAAATGTTTCCAGATGATAAAAGGTACATAGGAACAATAAAGGATAGGCTTAAAGAATTACCAACGTACGGAACGAAAAGTTACTCAACGTATGAGGAAGCTTATAAAGCCGCTGAGAAATTAGAAAAAGAATATGTTTCATTATTGAGATATGAAATTGAAGTAATTGAAATATAATGCAAGAAACTGCTGAGATACTTATAACGATTGTTGTTATAAATGTCATACTAACACTAGCATTATTTACGGCGATGGTGATTCTAATATGCATGGAAGCGGTGGAGCCAATAAAATGGAATGTAGAATTAAAAAAATAAAAAAGGAATATGTTGTTTACATCGATGACAAGGAAGATAAAAAGTTTATTAACTTGGAGCTAGCATTGGATTATATCAAACGGATAAAAGGAGCGAAGAACAATGATTAAGTATCAAGGGATTGTAATTGATAGGCTCAACGGCGAATCAGTAAAAACACGTTATTATACTACATGGGGACAAGCACAAGCCGCGGCGGAGAAACTAAGCGAAAAATATTATCTTAAATGGCGAGGAAATATTACAGTTGTATCCAAAATAAATACAAAGGACAAATTTTATAAAACGATTTGTAATGGTTTCGTATGACGGAAGCAACGGCAAACATGTTAATCACAGTAACAATAATAAGCGTTATCGTTAATTTTGCGGTATTTATAGCGTTAGTTATATTAATATGGGCGGAGGCGGTAGAGTGAGGAAAATAACCTGCCCAGATTGCGCCGGAACTGGATATATAAAAATTGAAGATGAAATCGAGCCATGCGTTACATGTCATGCGAACGGGTATCTCTTATACGTGGAAGAATCGGAAGCATATGGGGATGATTGCAAAAAAGGAGAGTGCGAATAATGAAAATCGGTATTTTGGATATTGACACTAAAAGAGAAACTAATAATCTTGGCAGACGTGAAAGATATCCAAATATCGCATGCGGTAAAATTTATGGATATCACAAGCTAAATGGAGATGAAATATTTTATCCATATAATAACGAAAAAGTGGATAAGCTTTATATATCAACTATTTTCACAAATACAAGACCGATGATAAAGCGAATGATGCCGTTATGGGAACAGAGAGCTAAAGAGATTTTAATCGGTGGCACTGGATGGGATGACTACACAAAAGCACCGTATACAGTGACAGAATTGCCACCAGAAATAGTCGCTATATCTCATGTTCCTTGGACATACGAAATGTATAACATTGATTATGGGATTGGATTTACAACACGAGGTTGTCACGTAGGTTGCGCCTTTTGCGTGGTACCTAAAAAAGAAGGATTGCAAGAATACAGAGAAATGCAGGTAAAGGATTTAATTAATCCCAGAAGCAATCATTTGATACTTATGAACAATAACTCATTTGCCCATCGAGATTTTATGAATGATGTTGAACAAATAAAATTCCATAATCTTTCAATTCATTGGGACCAAGCGAATGACATCACATTAGTTACTCCAGAAATAGCAAAAGCATTAAAAAGCGTTAACTATCGCGGATACAATCCCAACAAAAAACAATTATTCTTTGCATTTGATTTAATAACAAAAAAGAAGATTGACCCAGAAACAGGCGGAACAGTTACATATGATATGATGAAAATCGTTCCAGAAAAAGTTAAGTTATTGCAGGAGTATGGAATCCCGCCATATCATTTGAAATTTTATATGCTTATTGGATTTAACACTACAGAAGAAGAAGATTTAATGCGAGTAGATTGCTTAAGAGAATTGAATTGTGATATTTATCCTATGCTATTCAGAGATTTAAACGGTAAAGTTGGAGTGGATGGAAACGGAAAACAGCAAGCATTTCATGTAAGAGCCATGCGTGATTGGATTCATTCAGGATTATATCGTAAAACTGATTTTAAAGACTTTACAAGACGCGAAGAACACCGAATCCAACGAGAGAAAAAAGAAAGTCAATTAACATTATTTTGAGGTGATTAGATGAATTGGGAGCAAGCAACCGATGAACAGCTAAATGAAATCATCTTTAACGATAACGAATGTGAGCTTGAATATAAATGGCAAGCACTACACGAAATGAGGCGAAGGAATGGACAAAATTAATCCGAATCATTATAAATTCGGAGGAATCGAAACAATTGATTATATAGCCGCTAAAATGACATCAGAAGCCTTTGAAGGATACTTGCAAGGGAATGTCATTAAATATATAAGCCGATACAATCACAAAAACGGAATCGAAGATTTACATAAGGCAGAATGGTATCTATGCAGGTTAATCGAAGTTAAGGAGTCGATGAAATGAAAGAAACTGAAAAGATGATGTTTTTAATCAAAGAAATAAAAGAAACAAAAAGTAATATAAAAGAATCCATTCAATTTACAGCATTTTTACGAGGGAAATTATCAGCTTATGAACACGTATTTGAAGAAATGTTTGAAGAAGAAAAGGAGATTAAACAATGAATGACATAGTAAAAGCAATAATTGCAGGGCTTGGATTTGGTTTAATTTTTTCCGCGGCATATTTTATAGGATGGTGGACATTGTGAAAATATCGGATAGGCAATCCAAAGTAGCGGAGCAATTCCGCAACACAACTTCAGTTATTGAAGTAAAAAGAGCATTTAATTGGAGCCATCGAGAAACTGATAATATTATTTATATATTATTTTTAAAGGGAATATTAAAAAGAATTAGAAAAGGACACTATATTGTTAGTGATGGAGATATTAAAGACATAACAGTTAATTTTAAGCCGTTTGAAATTAAAGAGCTTGGAAAGCTGGACCAGATACCGGAAAAGCTGTGGGAATATGTTTGGCAAAATAGAAAAGTGAGGTGTTCACAATTAAAACAAACAACAGGCATACCGCGATTTTACATACGTCAATACATTTACGGCAGGATGTTGGAGGAGTTCCCGAGGCACCGCGAGTATTAAGCGGGGAGTATCTTGGAGCCAGCGAAGTAAATGTAATCATGACGCAACGAAACCGTTCAGCTTATAACCTTGCACAGGAAAAAGTCGGAATCATCCCGCGCAAAGAAGTTGAAAACATTTACACCAGATACGGCAATGAGATGGAGCCGCTCATAATCAACGAGATTGAAAAGCAGGGATATAACTTTTTGACTGCTAAACAGCGATGCCATGATTATAAGCTAAGCGGTGTACTTGATGGGATTGACTATGAACGAAACATAATCTTGGAGGTGAAAACATTTACTTACATTCCAGATATGCAAAGCTATCTTAACCAGATACATGTTTATTTCCACATTTTTAAGATAGAAAAAGCCATACTTGCACTATATCAACGTAACGAGCATTTTGACCCTAAAGCGATAGAATTGTATAATATAAGTATTGATGAGCAACGCCTGCATGACATTTTAACCGCGGTTCGAACATTTTGGAGCAAAGCAGAAATTTTAAGAAAGAATCCCGAGATGAAGAAAAAAAAATTTGATGCGTTGGAGGCAAAATGAAACCTTATGAACAGTTAGCCAACGAAATCGTAATTATGGCGGTTGATGAATACAAATCATGCTTAAAAGCACTTAAAAAAGACCCTGACAATAAAGTGCTCCGAAACTTTCGAATCAAAACAGAACAATTTTTTTATAGTGAATGGCTTAATACACTAACTAACGTTAATCCTACATATTTAATTAAAAAGATTAAGGAGAAGATATGATACTATTAGATAAAAAAATGTTAATCAACTTTTTGAGAGATTTGCAGGAATCAGGATATGACATAAATACGATACATCAGGTATTAAAAGAATTGTACGATGGCACGTTTGATGAACATGACCCGAGAATGATTAATAAGCGTATGCAGATATTCGAACGAATCTCAATAGAACGTGAGCGGCAGGATGAATTGCATGAATTTCCGCATCATATCAGATTAGCGGTATTGATGGAGGAAGTAGGCGAAATCGCGAAGGAATTGCAAGAAAAGGATGAATATAAGAACGTTATTAATTTATATGTGGAGCTTATACAAACGGCGGCGGTATGTGTGAGATGGATTGAGGAAATTGGCAAGGAGTTGAAACAATGAACATCATCTATAAACCAATCAGCCAATTAATACCGTATGTAAACAATCCCAGAAAAAATGATAAGGCAGTTGATGCAGTAGCGTCCAGCAACATTTCATGTGAGTTTGCCATTTGAATATATACAAGCGATGACTGACGAAAATGATATAATCATAGAGCCATTTGCAGGTTCAGGAACTACTATTAAACAGAAGATGCTATTCTATGGAGTTAGACAAGAAATTTTGCGACGTTATTATAAGAACGTGGGAGCAATACACAGGAAAGAAGGCGATAAAATGCGAAAGCTAGGAAGACCTAAAAAAGAAATTGACTTCGAAGCATTGGAAAAGTTATGCATGATACAATGCACAGGCGAAGAAATAGCAGATTATTTTAATATTAACTATGATACATTAGATAGAATCATAAAAGATGAATATAATATAAATTTTTCGGAGTATTTTGCTAAAAACAGAGGCAAAGGCAAAATGAGCTTGAGACGCGCACAATATACAGCGGCAATGGCAGGTAATACAACTATGCTAGTATGGCTCGGTAAGAATTGGCTAAGCCAGACAGATAAGCAGGAGATAAGTCATCAAGGCGACAATATTATCAAAGTGAGAATAACAGATGATTGAATATGAGATTAGCCGCGGGAAGTTCAATGCGGCTTATTTACCTTATATAGACGATACTACACCTTTACAGATATTTTTCGGTGGGAGTGCAAGCGGTAAAAGCTATTTTCTCGCACAGCGCATTATAATAGATGTAGTAGCACAACAACGCAATTATCTGATATGCCGCAAGACCGCCAGAACGATAAAAAGAAGCGTCATGAATGAATTGCTTAAAGCTATCGATAACCTAAAGATGAACAATCTATTCGAGCTTAACAAATCAGATAATTCGTTAACTTGCAAAAACGGGTGCCAGATACTCACGGCGGGATTGGATGACACAGAAAAGATAAAGTCAATCACACCAAGTCAAGGAGTCATCACTGACATTTGGATAGAGGAAGCCACAGAAGTTGACTATGAAGATGTTCAGCAGTTAAAGAAACGATTGCGCGGAGAATCAAAATTAACTAAAAGGTTAATCATGTCATTCAATCCGATATTCCAGACACATTGGTTATACAAAGAATATTTCGGAGAGTTCAGCGGCACGCAATACAAAAGCGATGACAAGCTCATCATAAAAACAACCTATAAAGATAATCGCTTTTTAACACAGCAAGATATAGATAACATGGAAAACGAAAAAGACGAATATTTTTATAACGTATACACATTAGGAAATTGGGGAGTATTGGGCAAAACAATCTTCAAAAACTTCACCGTACAGGAGTTTGATTCTTCCACATTCGATAATTATTATAATGGCTTGGACTTTGGTTTCGCCAGCGACCCAGCCGCATTCATACGATTACACTATGACAAAAAGCGAAAAATAGTTTATATTATAGATGAGTTTGCAGAGCTTGAAATGACCAATGACATACTAGCTCAACGGATTAAGTCAATCATTGGCAATGAATACATCACATGCGATAGCGCCGAGCCAAAAAGCATACGCGAATTGCAGTTACTCGGAGTAAAGGCAAAGCCAGCAAAAAAGGGCAAGGATTCCGTAAACTTTGGAATAGATTGGCTTAAGCGACAACAAATCATCATACATCCGAGTTGCGTAAATTTTAAACGCGAAATTGAAATATATCAGTATACCAGCGACAAGAACGGAATCTATGTTAACAAGCCATTGGACAAAGATAATCATTTAATAGATGCGTTGCGGTATGCGATGGAAGAATGCTTCATTGAGGAATCGGCGATATTTTTTTAAGGGGTGATTATGTGGCATTTTGGGACAGATTCTTGAGGAAGCAGAAATATCAATATGTAAGTGAAGGCAACTATGGACAGCCGTACTGGACAATCCAAAAGGATAAACAATTTTTAACAGAAGCTTATAACAAGGTCGTATGGGTTTATGCTTGTGTTACTCAAATCGCTTCAGCCACTTCATCGGTACCATGGTTACTTTATAGGCGTGGGCGCGGTGGAAGGCATATTGAGATAGAACAGCACCCAATCCTGGACATGCTAAACCTTAAAGCAAATAGCTTTATGAGTGGGCGGGATTTTATCGATTTATGGGCAACGTATCTAGCAACTGAAGGTAAATTTTACGCGGAGTATATCAACCCAGCAATGCCGACTCAAATGGTTCCGCTGTATCCTCACTATATGAAGCCTATACCGTCAAAAGAATTATTTGTAAGTGGTTATCAATATGATATTTACAAGCCGATTTATTATAACCGCGAGGAAATACTATGGAGCAAGTTTAATGACCCGTTGGAGATTTATGACGGGCTTTCTCCTATTCGCGCATTAAGCAGGACTATTGACACCGAAAACGAGGCGGTAAATTGGAATAAATCCACGTTACAAAACAGCGGCGTTCCGGCAGGAATATTTACTATTCAGAATCCATCGCCCGAGCTTATAGATAATCTCCGAGATGAATGGCGCAAGCGTTACGGTGGCGGCACTAATGCACGTTTACCGCTTGTACTCAACGCAGACAGGGCAACATATCAGCCGATAGGATTATCAAGCGTTGATATGGACTTTTTAAATCAGCGCAAGTTAAACCGAACAGAAATTTGTTCGGCATTTGGTGTACCTTCTCAATTAGTAGGTGACCCAGAAGGACAGACCTATTCGAACTTTAACGAAGCGGTCAAATCTTTTTGGGAGAACACCATCATCCCGAGATACTTGGAAACAATTAAAGACAAGTTAGCAAGTGATTTATTGCCGCGCTATGCTGACAATCTTATATTAACTTATGATTTATCAGCAGTATCAGGATTAAAAGAGAGTCAAGATGCATTAGTTAAACGTACTGTGGAATTGTGGAAGAATGGACTAATAAAACGGAATGAAGCACGATTTGCGCTTGAATATGATGATGTTTTAGGCGGCGATGTGTTTTTTAATGATTTAGGTATGCAGATACCAGAAGAATCAGAACAGAAAGACCTAAACGCAAAAAAAAACTCTTTAAGCAGTTTGAGCGAATCAGAAATCCGTTTTATGTTAAAGTAGAACGAGAAGTAGCCAAAGCATTTGATGAACATCGAAAGAAAATCAAAAAGAAAAATTTTAACAATGACAATCTGACCAATGAGATATTTGAAATCATTGATGCGGATTATGATAAGTGGCATAAGATGTTCAAACTTTTTTATGCAGAAATCATAAAAGACTTTGGAACACGAACATATAATGATATTGATTCAAAAGCTCCAGAGATTAAAGCTAAAAAAAGTTTTGATTTTTTGACAGATGACATTAAAACATATGTTGACGACATCACAGCCGAAAAAGTAGTTTTAATCACAGAAACCACAAAAAAAGAAATAAAACGAATTGTAGCAAAAGCAATTGAAGAAGGAAAAAGCATCCCAGAAACTGAATTAATGATAGATGGATTGTATTTAGACAACATCATCCCTAATAGAAGTAGAACAATTGCACGTACTGAAGTTGTGAGCGCGTCAAACTACGGAAGCATGGCGGGAGCTAAACAGACATCATCTAAGCTTAACAAAGTATGGATTCCAACATTTGACGACAGCACAAGAGAATCTCATCTAGCGATGGCAAATCATCCACCAATAGGATTAGACCAGTTATTTAATGTTAATGGCTTTTGGGGAGAAGCTCCAGGCGATTTTAATTTACCTGCAAGCGAAGTTATTAATTGCAGATGTGCGATAGGTTACGATTATGCAGGATTAACACAGGAACAACCAACAGTAGAATTTCCGGATAATCCAACACCAATAATACAAAATCCTTTATTACCAGACGAAATTGCAGGAGTTAAGCGCGGAAAAGAAATGTCATTTGATGAAGCAAATCACGGTAAACCTAATCCTAACTTTTCGAAAGATAGAGCATATAGAATTAATTGCCAATCATGCGTTGTGACTTATGAGGCTAGATTAAGAGGCTTTGAAGTTAAA